CTCGGCACTTCGTGGCGGGTGATTAGCCAGTCAGCGGTATCAGTAACCACGTTCATGCAAGCTCGCCAAGACCAAAGTCGTGGATAGCGGACATCGTTCGGGTGCCAATATGCGGGAAGTGCCCCTCATGAGCGGCCTGGGCAACGAAAACAGGCAGCGCGGTCTCGCCAATCCCGTCCGCCAGGCGGCCAGTGCCTCGGTACACCAGATCCGAGATTTGCGGATATGGCGACGGGGCGGGTTCGCGCATTTGCTGGATCTTGGCCTGAATCTCGCCACGCGCCTGGTGAGTGATTCCTGGAGCTGACGCGATAAAGCCTTCAAGCCAAAATACGAATTGATCAGAGTTCATCTTCATTTCCTTTTCCTTAGTTTTGCCAGTTTGCGCTTGGAGGCGCGCTTCAATTGGAGGGGTACGAATGACCGTTCTTGCGCAAACGGCTGGTTTCGCGCGACGTAGGCCACAAGTAGTAGCATGCCAATTGCGGCGATGATCATGGCGGCCAGGCCGCACGCGCAGTCGCAAATCACTTTGAACATGCTTGGCTCCCTATGACGCCATTTTCTTGGAGAAATTTCGCAACTTGGAAGGCGGTCTTGTTGCCGACCAGTTGTTCGCCAACCTGTTTGCCGTTGCTATAGACGATGATTGTCGGCACCGAGCGAACCGATTCTGACGAGAGCAAACTGCGGCTATCGGTAGCGTCCGCGTTGACCATCACAAGCTGGAAGTACAGCTCTACAGACAGGCGCTCCAGCAGCGGCTTCATGATCTTGCAGGGGGCGCACCAGCTCGTCGAAAACATCACGACTGTCGGCTCCAGGTACGAAGTTGCCAGCACGTCGGACATGAACGAGCCGGCGTTGGCGTGCAGAATTTCCTTCATTGCTTGTATCCTTCTGGCGCGCGAATGATTTCCACCTTTTCGCGATATTTCTTGATGATGCGCAGAGTTGGCGCCAGGTCGTCGATCATGTCCGAGTGCGTGGTGGCAACAACTAGCGTGGCGCCGACAGTTCTGGCGATCTTTTGCATGTTGAAGGCGACGTTGACCGCGACGGTGCGATCCAAGACGGCCAGGAACTCGTCGGCGAACCAAACCTTTGCGCCCGATTCGATCGCTTTGGCGAGCCGGAACCGGTAACGCTGACCGTCCGAGAGTTGCGACGGGTTGCGCAGCCAGATATGGGCGTCGTTCATCCCGACCATTCCCATGAAATTGGTGCCTTCGTTTGTGCTAGAGCCAATCTGCTCGGTCAGAGGCTTGTCGAGCAGTTCGGTGTCGTCGATACTCACCACGCTCAGACCGCCGGCTTCCATCTGTGTGCGCAGCTCGCGCAACAGAAGTGACTTGCCGCCGCCGGACTCGCCTGTGATATAGACGACATCGCCCTGCTCGACCTCAAGCTCCACGTTATCGAAGACGACGAATTCCTTCGCGTCTAGTCCAAGGCCGAACGCTTCGGCGATCTCCAGTACGCGCGGCGTGCGCTCCACTCTGGTTTCGAATCGCTTATTGATTATGTATTTCATGCAGTCACCAGTGACGTATCGGTTGGAGTAAAGTGTTTCACGAAGTCGATGAAGGCTTCGGCGGCTGTCTTGCCGGTCTCAGCTTCGAGCTGTGACATGAAAATGGTCACATAGCGCTCGTCCTTGCCTTTGATCGACTTGAAGCCGAGCGCCTTTTCGATCTTGACTTGCTTTCCATCGACGGCGGCCAGTGTCGCGGCCGTTTCTTCAACCTGTCTGGTCACTGCCGCGTCCAGGTCAGCGATAAAAGCGTCACTGTTGAGGGCGCCCATGTCGGCGATCATGAAGTCCAGCTCTTTTTTGTCGAAGATGTCGTCCAGGTCAAAGGACATGCCGGCAAGCTCTTGCTGAAGGATGCCGGTGTCGATGTTGGAAATAGCGACGCGGTTGTCCGCCAGGCGGTATGCGCGCTCTTCCTCTTCTGTCAGGCCGGAGATAATCTCAACCGGCACTTGTTTCATGCCACGCTTGAGTGCGGCGAGCCGGCGGCCATGTCCCGCCAGGATGTCACCGGCCGGGTTGGCTACGATCGGGTTGCCAATCCATCCAAACTTGTCCATTGAAGCCGCAATCTTGCTGACCTGCTTGTCGTCATGTTCTTTGGCGTTGAGCGCGTAGGGGCGTAGCCAGCCGATGTCGCGCTGCTCAACCGGCGATTTGGTAATCTTGGTGGTCATGTTCAGAATGTGGTTGGTTGGGCGACGCCGCGTGTGATCGCCATGAAGCCCTGTTGCAGCTCTGTGGCGCCGATGTTGATCCAGCGCTGGTCGAGGCCAGGCGTAGCGCGCAGATCGGAGATCAGCTCGCCTACTTCGGCTGCTTTTTGCTTGACCCTGTTCACCGCGTCGATTTCAGCTTGCGACAAGTCACGGTAGCCATTGATTTTCTTGTGTTGATTTTCCATACGTTCCTTAGAATGTGCGACCGAGGCCGAAATATGGCGAGAAGCCGATCGAACTTGATGTGATAGGTCGATACCAAGTGGTTCCGCCAGGCGCCTGCGCATCTGGCTGTGAATTGTTTGCGGCGGTGGGGAGAACCCTAAAGACGCCATACCAGGCGCCCCATTCATAGCCGGCAGTGAGGCCCCAGCCAGGTATGTTCTTGGGCTGATACTTGACACAAGACTTTACCGGGCCAACAGAGAAGTCTTGCCCGCCGTACCAGTTGCCGTTGCAATTCCAATAGGTCGTACGCGAATCCACAAAGTCAAGACCAATAAAGGCGTCACCAAAGTATCGACGCGCCTCGGCGTACCGGTACAGGTACATTCCCTGCCCCTGCATTTGCGAGGATGGTCCGCACTTGGATAGAACCTTGCAGCCGTCAACGTCTTTGATCGTCGCATCAACCGTAGCTCGCCGATCGTCACCGACGCCAACGCCAAATTGCCAGTCGTCAGACTTTTCCGTGAAGACGCCGATTGAGACTGCCGGCTGAATCAAACGCAGCGTGTAGGGTAACGTCGGCTGGTTACATTGATACCAGTTGCCACATGGCGCCGCAGTGAAGTCGATCAGGCCACCATCGACCTTGATCTCTTGCGCCTGGTCGGCGGTAACGAGCGCCGCAGTCGCCAGCATCATGAGAATGAGTAGAAGTTTTTTCACTATGCCGCCTTCAAAAAGATAATGTTCGCCAAGTCACGGACGGTCATATCTTCGCCGCCGTTGCTGTCATCCCAAGTTTCGTCGTCGTCCGCTACCCACTTGTCGCCGTCTTCGCACATTTCGCACTCTTGCGGGTCGAACTCGGCATTGACGCAGCTATCGCAGCAATCAAAGCCCCTGCCATTGCAGCGCGCCATTTAGATCTCCACCGTTGAGAAAATGTGTACCAGCGCATTGCCGGCGTTGGCGAGGGAGTCCTCGTCATGGAATCGCTGCTGTTTCATGACCTTCTCGACGCGCTCTGTGATTTTCGATACGTCACCGACCGGCACCTTGAATCGCATGATCGCGTGGGTCTGTACCGCTTTTTCGGAAGATTTACTTGGGGGCGGTACGTCGTCGTCTAAATCAAGCTCATCGAGAGCTATATTCACACTTGAGAAGATCGACATGAAGTCGTTGTCGGAGTAAGGCAAAAACGTACCAAGTTCGTCAGCGCCGCCCAAACTTTCAAGGAGTTCAGCCAATTGAAGCGTGTCATCCGATCCATACCTGCCGTTATCGGCAATGCCGATTTCTTTGGCCCGCTGATCGGTGATCTTGCCGAGGTTAATGATCGGCACTTGACCAAGTTCGGTTCGGATTGCGGAGTCGCGTCGGTGTTCGCCACCGAGAATTTGAAGCGTGCCATCGGCAAGTTCGCGCACGATGATCGGTTTGAACATGCCGAATCGTTTGAGACTAGCGTCGATTTTCGCTTCGTTTTCGGGAGCCACCTTGTTCGTGTTCCAGGGATTTGGAACCAGATCGGCGGGATTGGCGAAGCCTTGCTTGAATTGTTGTTGCATAAACGTATGGATACGCCCAGATTGATTGAAAATAAGTCACTACTGACTTATACTTTACTCCATATATTTTTGATTGGCAACCCCCATGCGTGAAATAATTACAATTGCCAGCAACGCGACAGTGGCAAAGCTGCACAAACCGTCGACTGAGGTCAAGATGCAGGTTCAGGCGATCTTGTCGTACGCGGTGGCCGGCGCCGAACACATGACGTCCTTCAAGGGCGGCACGTGGGATGGCCGAAGTAGCTTTTTCCACTTCAAGAACGGCACCTTCCCTGCCGGCTTCGTGCATTTTGTCGCGGCCAAGCTGCGCGCACAGGGTTACACGGTCAATCAGGTTAGAAAGCCCTTGCCGACACCGCTTGGCCCTCTCAAACCGATCGTTGATGCGTTCGGTGACGACCCGCGCTATGACTATCAGTACGATGTCGTCAATCGTCTGGTTAGACATGGACAGATCATCGCCCAGGTGGCTACCGGCGGCGGCAAATCCCGTATCGCAAAGATGGCCTTTGCTCGACTCGGCATGCCTACCCTCTTCCTAACCACGCGCGGCATCCTGATGTACCAGATGAAGGAGTCGTTCGAGCGCGACCTGAAGATCAAGGTATCGGTATTGGGCGATGGTCAGTTTGGGCACACCATTACCGAGGACGGGTTAGAGCGCTCTGCGGTTCGCAAGATGAGCGTTGGCATGGTCCAGACCTTGATCGCGCGTCTCGAAGAGCAGACGGTCGAGTCTGAGCTGGAACGAATGATGGACGCGCTGGTCAACCGGGAGCTGAAGGCGGCAAAAACGATGCGCAAGGATCTGGAGATGATTAAAATGCCAGAGCCGAAGATTCGCGCAGCGCTGGCCACCTTCGAGATCGAGCAGGAGGCAGCTCGCCCTACCGAGGCGAGCATGAAGCGCAAAGCCGCGATCAAGGTTGAGCAGCACATGAAGGAACGCGCCCAGACGATCAACCTGCTTGGCATGTTCGGTCTGGTGATCCTGGAGGAAGCACACGAAGCGTCCGGCAATAGCTATTACGAGATCCTTCAGCACTGCAAGAATGCACACTACCGGTTGGCGCTGACCGCTACGCCATTCATGAAGGACTCGGAAGAGTCGAATATGCGCCTAATGGCTTGCTCTGGCCCCATAGCCATTAAGATAACCGAGAAGATGCTGATCGATCGCGGCATTCTGGCGCAGCCGCACTTCAAGATCATTTCGCTGCCGAACAAACCAACCAAGCTGCACAAACACACCGGCTGGCAGCCAGCTTATCGGATCGGGATTGTCGACAACGAGTACCGAAACAAGGCGATCGTCGACGAGTGCCTGCGCATGACGCGCTACGGGCTGTCGTCGATGGTGCTGATTCAGCAGACGAAGCACGGCGAGATTCTTACGACGGACATGGCCGCGCGCGGCCTACGCGTCATGTTCATCCAGGGCGAGGATGATCAGGATGGCCGCAAAGCCGCTCTCGCTCGCCTGGGCAACGGAACGATCGACGTATTGATCGGCACCACGATCCTTGACGTCGGCGTCGACGTGCCCTCGGTTGGTCATATCTGCCTCGCCGGCGGCGGCAAAGCCGAGGTCGCGCTACGCCAGCGGATCGGTCGCGGGCTGCGCTCGAAGAAGTCAGGCCCGAACAAGTCGTTCGTGACCGACTTCGACGACAGCCACAACCTTCACCTGCGCGGCCACGCGCAGCAACGACTGGCGATTATCAAGGGAACGCCTGGCTTTGATGAAAACGTGCTGGAGGCTGGCAATGACTTCGACTTTGAAGCGCTGGGCTTCGGCAAGCTGAGACTGGCGGCATGAAGAGCGCCCTGGGAGGCAACTTTACGCAAGCGCTTACGGTATGCCGAATGGCACGGGAACTCCGTGAAGTTTAAGCGCCACCGATAACACGTAATAAGCGTACCTCAGATTGGCACCTATTTTTGATTTGCCGCCACTAAGACCTTCATCCTTAGCCTGTAACTTCGCCATCAACTTTGCGCCAGTATTGTTGCCGTAAGTTGCCGTTCCGCAAAACAAATCCACCTTGTGTGTCAAGTCTAATAGACCTCTAATTTGCTTTGTAGTTGCCGTTCTAGGGTTGCGCCATACGGCAACCATATAGCACTTCTTGGAAGGCTTTAAAACTTCCGAACAGGGCGGATAAATCATCGCAAAGACAGACCCCGAGATAAATTGCGAAATGACCAATGAGGCGCAATCCTCTGACATTATTGTGGATTGTCTTTTGACAGAAACCACCGGTATTCCTGCCACTGGTCTCGCGCCAAAGCTAACGCAAATTGAGTCACCCCATATCACCTTCTTCGCGTCGTCATGCAAGCCTTTTGCAACCTCCTCACTGATGATTGTTGAGCGAGGCTTATCTTGATGATCCCTGTCCAAATCGCGCTCGAAGTCTGCCAGAGCCATTTTCGCAATATCCAGCAGGTGATGTTTCCAATTAATTCTCGCGAAATAAGCCTCCTGCCACGCCAGTCTCGCCGCTTCAGTCATTTTATTCATGCGTGCCTACTCAGTGTTCGCTGTGCCGCAAAGTGCGGGCCATCCGAGCATAACATTGCCGGCCAAGTTT